TTATAAATGCGAGCAAAATAATCTCTAACTTGTTTCTTGACTGCATCATTCTCATCGTCTATAGAAGCGCGGAGAAGAGTAATCATGATTTTGTTGGTGGGATGAACCCCATATTTATTTCGATAGTCAAATATTTTTTGAACAAAAACCTGTAGATACCTAAACTCAAAAAACTCAAATTTCATGACTTCTTGCATCTGGTCTGAGAACGATCTATCCTCAAGAATTAATTGTGCAAGGCCCTCTTGAAAAGTTTTTCCATATTTAGAAAAATCAACTTTCTCCATTATTTCTCCGTTGTAATGCGTTTCATGTTTTGAAAAAGAGACGACCAATCGAAGACACCAAAGCCATCTTCGATCATCCTTTTAAGTACTCCCGTTTTGTTGAATTCTGGTTCAAAATCCTCAATGCTATGCCGAATAGATTGCTTGCCCTGAATCGGAATGTTGGGTGAATATAATTGCATTAATTTATAATTCTGTTCAATAACGGCTACGTTCTCTTGAACAGTTTTATAAGCCTTCATTTTTTCTTCACTCATTTCCCCACAATACTTAATAAGAGTGTTTATTTGATGCGCCTTTTCTTCGCCAAGAAAGGGGAATCTCTTAGCTACCGTTTTCATTCCAATGCCGCCCACCCCTCTTAAATTATCGCTCTTATCGCCGGAAATAGCCCGTGCAAGGGCAAAGTTGGTAGGATGAATGCCGTAAGCTTCTACAACCCTTTTTGAGTTTAGAAAAACCTTTTGTATTGGCCTATACAACACCGTCTCCTCGTCACAAAGTTGGATAAAGTCTTTATCGCTGGAAATGATCACCTTTTGCCACCCTTCGAAATATGACATCTGCACAGCATACGCAATAACGTCATCTGCTTCGATATTCGGTACCATGGTCTGAATTACCGGAAGATCATTTAAATATTCTGTCAATCTTGTTTGCTGCCATATTTTATTTTCCAATTCTTCGTTCTCGGACATATTTCTAATGTCGCGGTTTAAACGAATGGGCTTCCTTCCTCCCTTATAATCTTTTTGAACCAATTTTCGTCTTTTAGAGCCGCCTATGCCATCCCATGCTATAATAACACGGTCTGGTTTCATATCTCTTACTGTTTTTTGGAATATCTTGAGAAAGCCTTTGATCCCTCCGATGGGATATCCATTTGTAGAAAGACTAGGATCTACGATATAGGCCCTATACATCATATTTAATGCATCAATTAAAATTACTCTTTTTTTCATATTTCCTCTGTAACAAAAAACCCTCCTTAGTATAACCAAGGAGGGTCAAAAAGTCAATCACAAAATTTAAAATTAATTAACGAGATCGTCGATGGTTACGTCTTTTTTTCGAAGTAGCTTTGCGATGCCCATTGTGCGGTTGTTTCTTATATTTTTTGTTAGGAGGATTTGATTTCTTCTTTTTTATCCATTTTTTAGTGGGGCCGGAATAATGATGCCGCGTTGTTCGATGGTTGTTCGTGCGCAGCGTTCGATGGCCCGTATTCGAATGCCATTTCTTTTTTTTCCACACTCTGTTTTGATTGTGGTTGTGGCGACTGTATGCTTTATGATTGTGTTTCCGCAAATGAAGAGGCGCATGATAAATATGGTGTGAATCGTGGTGGTAAGATCGCAAAGTCCCATGGCGGTGAAACGAAAAATGATGTTGGTTAAATATTATTCCCCAATGAACATGGAAAGCAGGATAGGTCAAATACACACGATTAGATTTGTGATAAATATTATATGATACACGCAACGGACAATTAGGATATCCATCATAATTGACATCCAGACCGCGCTGTTGAATAGACTGTAAAATCTGCGCAGCGGTGTTACAATCTACAGTATCAGTATGAGTATTTACCCAAACCCAACTATGTTGGGCATAATCATATACATGATCATATACAATAATAGGGATATCTCCGGTGGATGATTGTGCTGTATAATAATCGATGTGAGGATCACCATACTCATGCGGGTGAGCCACAACACACGACGTTAAAAAAACGCCGAACATGAAACTAAAAGTGGTAATAATTATCTTTTTCATTTTTCTCTCCTTTGGGGATATTTTTTACTTTATGTCAGTAAGTATAACTCTTATTTCGCCTAAAGTCAAATTAAAAATCATTTGTAATGGTAATTTTTCTTCATCAGCACTAATCCACACTTCGGCCTTTTTATTGAATTTCTTTCTCTTTCGGAAACTAGAAATCGAGGCTTCTATTTTGTATGCAGGAATAAGGCCACTCCTTACCCACACATCTTCAATCTTGGTAGGGACTGCTGTCACTTTATAAAAACGATTGCCGCTGAATATTCTAAAATTAAAGGGTTTCCCCAGTTTAAGCTCAAAAGTTCTCAAATAATTCACCCAACTCAATAAATCGTGTGTGGGTACACTCATTCTTCTTAAAATAGCTCTTTCTTTTTGATCATCTACTTTTTTTGTCCCTTTAATTCTCCTTGAACCGAAACTCAATGAAAAAACTTGTTTCTTTTTCCTCCTGTTAAAGTCCATAGAAGACTGAATTGGGAAAGCATTTTTATCTACTATTGAAACCATTTGGTCGTAAAGGGGATAGATCTCTTTCCAATTTCCTTTGGTTTCCAAAATTCCAAATAATTTTAATACTTTTTTATCTTTGTAGTTATCGTGTTTATAAGTCATGATGGCAGTAGCAGCCTTCGCATTTAAAACATTTATGTCATACACAAACATCTCTTTAGCAGCAACATGACGGCAACATAGTGCCTCTATTACCACCAATATCAAAACAGTTATAACTACAAATGAATAATACCTTATGAATGTCGGACTCATTTTTTTCCTCAATGATTAATTAGATGCTTCTTCAAAATTATAAAATTGATCTGCGTTTACCTCACGTTTATCAAATTTTAAAATCACTTCTTCGTCCATAATTTCTAAAATCCTATTTTTAAACTTTTCTTCTTTTATTTTTTCAGGCCACTTGGAAGGCTGAAACTTTTCTTCAGAGCCGTCTGCGTGAACAAGCGTATACCAAGCACCAGAAGATGATAAATGTTTTGAGCTTTTAATTGCCTCAAACCAGCTTTCTTCATCCTGAACGCCGATCTCATCACCCCACAAAATTTTAAAATTACATTGCCTACCTTGCGTGCCAAATCTACTCTTTTCTAGTCTAACCTTGACTTCAGAACCGATACGGTAGCCCTTCTCGTCTACAATATAAGACGCTTTAGCTTTGCGACCGGTGAGCCAAACACGCAGTGAATAAGAATAAATCATAGCTTTACCTCCTGGTGTCATGTAAGGCGTCGTCATCGCCTCAGACGGACTCCTGGTGATATTAGTTTTCAATTGGTTAAGAACTAAAAAGGTTGATTGGGTGTTCGCGATAGGAACGGTTAATTTAGACATCCCTTTGGCTAAAATTCTTGCCTTAACGGCCATAGAAGAAAGAGGGTTAAAATCTCCCTCAATATCAGAAATTGCCGGTGTCAACGCCAAAGAATCCCAGATAAAAAGCATCCTGTTTTCGTTAGACCCCAGCAGATCTTCAATCGTTTCCAGCACAAACTCAACGGATTGTGCCTGAACATATAAAAGGGTATCTAAACTACATCCGGCACGCTCTAAAAAACTCGGGTCAATTGCTGATTCTGAATCGAAATAAACTACATCAATACCCATTTTTTGAGCATTCGCTGCGACTTGGGCCGCCATATATGATTTGCCAGTCGATTCCAAACCTGCAATCTCAGATATCTTTCCCACGGGAATCCCCGCAAGCTGCCCTCTGCAAACAATAGAATCAAGCCAACGAGACCCTGTTGGAATCCAATCTACCACTTGAGTGGGGTTTTCTTCTCCTAAATTGTGCGCGACCGACATCCCGGCTTTGCGATTAATTAAATTGCGCATATCTGCAATCGAAAGCTTACCAGCTTTTTTTGCCTTTGCCATTATTCTCTCCTTTATCTTTCCTCAAAATCTTTTTTAGCGGTGTTCCAAATCATAACAATGGGACTAATCTCTTCTTGACCGCTTGTTAAATCTTGAGGTACAAAAATAAGCTTACTCACAGTAGCTGGCAAGAAGAGACCATTTGTTAGATTTAGGTTGCGGATCTCTTTAATCACGTCTTTACGGGCATCCTCCAAATTTGCAGGAGTATTTGCAGATTTTGCCGGTACATGCACACTCATGACAACTTCAGTCTTTCTTATTTCTTTTTTAACTTCAAACTCAGATTTTCCATCGGCAATCTGGCACCAATAATAGTTAGAAAGCTTACCCGCAATAGAGCCTACTCCTTGCCAAACAGCGCCATACTGTACAACATGTTCTATTCTGTTAGCACTCTTCGAATGTCTAACATTGCCGCTTTTAGGCTTGGGGATTGTAAACAAAGCGTTTTCATCACAATATGTGTTGCAGCTTGAAGCCCTATAAGTGCGCATGGAAGCTGGTTTTCCTCCATTAATCCACTTTGTCACCATCCCCTTACGTGTCTGTGACCTCAAATGAGCATAATATTCAGAAAGTAAATCTTGCGCTTTTTTGCGCTTTTGATCATCGCTATCCCCTTTAAAATAAAACGCATCGGCCATGTCATTTAAAAATTTAATCCCATCAGCCTCATTGTGTGATTCTGCTGGATCATGAGCATTATTTGCCGCACGAAAAAGGAGCTTCGACTTGTTATCAGCAAACTCAACTATATAAGAAGGAATATCGCCATGCCATTTATGACCAGTTCCATCCCTCTTGACAAAACCATTCGATTTATTACAAAGAGTTTTTGCGACTTCAAGCCGGTGATGGCCAAGTTCTAGTTTTCTTTTCTTCGAATCAGCAGGATCGATAACAGAAGCAATTGGTTTTTTAATCCCTTTTATTTCAATTGAAGATTCCAATGATCTTAAATTATCATTGCTTTTATCCGACACTCTACTCTGAGCACTCTTTGGAGTATAGGTCTGAATAGAGCCGAGAGAAACAATTTCAAAATCGATAATCTTTACGCCCGGAACAAGAATGGGGCGACTTTTCTCTTTGTAACCCGCAATTTTTTCTTTCTGTTGCCAAGTCTTTTGTACGCTATTAACGTTCATCTCACACCTCGTTAGTAAAAAATGGAATTGAGACACCTGTAACCCCGTGCCTCCCTGCGGGCATGATCAACTAAGCAATTCATTAAAAGCGGCATCAACAGACGACGCTTCTTCTTTATTATACTTAGAAGTTTCTACTGAACTCTCTTCTGCGTTATCTTCGTCGGACAAGAATTCATCCAACATCGCGCCCACTTGCTCAGTAGTTTTGCGCTCAAAAAGGCCCTCAAACTCCGGAACACTTTCCATCATTTCAGCACACTTTTCAGGCCCATCTTGACAAAGCGGAGAAGATTGTCTCCGAGGCTGGAGCTTTGTCTGAGGGAAGGTTGCGCCTGGAGGCTTTCCGTAAGTAAGGATAAGGTCAGTCCCCTCTTCTGCATCAGTAATGTCTCCGTACTCTGGATTCAGAACTAAATTAAGAAGCGACTCATACGCCATTTTACCGTAACCCCAAATACGGACACCATCTCCCTCTTCACCGCGTACAAGAACCGGCGAAAAGAATCGTTGACGGGCAAAGAGAGACTTTGCCATTTTGATGCTGTCATCAGTGCCTTCGTTGTAAAGCTTGGTGGCAAAACCACACACCGGACAATCATCCCCAAAATTCTTTTTGGGGCATACAAAGCCCGAATTTTTGCCTACGTTATAATGAAAAAAGAAATCCTTGAAAGGATCTCCGTCTGACGTTGGAACAATACGAATTGTTTGATTTCCGTCTTGTGGGCGCCAGAAATTACTATTTCCACCCCTATTGTCCAATGCTTGTTTTCTTGCTTTAATTTTCTTAATATCAATACCCATTATTTTTTCTCCTTATTGTTATAGTATGCACAGCAAATCTCCTGTACACCTGACATTAATAATAACACATCTACTCTAAACTGTCAAGAGGAAAATTTTCAATTTGTGAAATATCTCCCTGGACAGTACTCCAATCAAAAATGCGAAACCCTTTTTCATCCAAATCCCACACCACTTCTTTGCCCTCGGAAAGGTTCTTTTTCTTTCCTCCTTTGACCTTCTTCTTCAAAAATTCCTCCGGAAGATCTTTAAGGCGAGCAAATTTCATTAGCCTGAAATCGCCGTTTTTCTTTTTAAAAGTTCCCACATAAGCACGCATACGAATCATTTTTATTCCTCCTCGGTTTTTTCTAACAAAGTACCTTGAACCATAGAACTTCGTGCTACCAAAAATCCATAATTCTTCTTATAGTGTGTCGAATAAATACCATAAGACACCTTAAGCTTGTCCTCAACGATTTTCTTTCTTAACTGTTGAGTAATAGTTTTAAATAGCTCTCTGTCGGTTTTTAATACTTCGTTGTTCATAGCATAATAATAACTCTTTTCACGTACAGCTGTCAAGGGAAAAAATAAATTTTCTTCATTTTTTTCTATGTCTAAGACACCAAACGTAGTAATTTTAGTCATTTCCAGCGGTGTAGCATTGGTATTCATAACAGGCTCAGAATGATTAAAAATATTTATCATATGAATGGCAGAAATTAATATTTTATTTAATTCGTCATAATAGCCTATTACAGGGGCTCCTCCCGCTATTTTGTCCAATTTGGCATTATCAACTAAAATAATACTTTCAAAAACATTAGATCGTGCGTATTCCTGAAGTATATTATACGTAATTCGATTTTGCATGTATCTTTTCCCACTAATCAGCGAGACCTCGGGCTTAATATAAAGAATGTGTATTTTGCACCTTTTTAATTGTTCCATAATAGCCAAAGAGGCGCCGCTAATAGTACCAGACCCTCCTATAATAAATAATATTTCTTCACCATCGACAATATCACTAAAATATTTCGTCATATCCGGTGTTTGCGCTTCATATTTCTCATGTGTGCGACATTTGGGAAAAAGA